TCTTCATCTGACGTAAATAAATCATCAAGGCCATCCATCACACTTCCAGCAATCCCTGCGAGAGGATTGATAGACATGGTGATTCCTTGTTTAAGTTTCTTATACTTTACAATGTATACTGTAATGTTCACTTTAATGTGAACTTACTATTAGTTTATGTAAACTAACTATTAGTTTTTAAGTCCCCATCCATTTGGATAGAACTGAAGTACCCACACCACCTAGACCTATAGACAGAAGCATAGCTCCAGCAAGGAAGCCCTTGCCTTTGACTAACTGTTTTTCTAAGTCGTTGATGCGGTTCGATAGTTGTGAAGTTGTTTCTGTGAGTGACTCAACTTGGTTTCCGAGGTTCTCTACTAGAGTCACGAAACGCCCTGCGTCATAGTCAGACATGGTGGACATGGTTGTTACCCTTTAATGTAGATAGCTATTCCGAAAAGAATACCTAGTGCTAGAATCATGCAGATTCCTACATTGATTCCTAGTGCAATATCTTTCTGTAGCTTGGCTGCTTGCCTAGCTTTCTTCTTAATTACAGCCGCTTCTTCTTCTCTGCGTTGTCTGTGCCATTCGGCCTCAAAGCGAACAAAATCTGTCCAACCATTAAGGCGACTCTTTTTCATATGCCACTCAAGATTAGCCCTTTGGATTCTTTGCTGCTCTTGGAAATTCCAACATTCTAAGGCTGTGCCTCTGCTTGAACTGTCGCCAGCTTTTTTCTGTACTTCATGTGTCGCTGAGAAATAGTCCGTAAGTTGGCTACCCATATCGTAGATGGACTTGCCATTTTTGAATGCAGTCGAGACTACCTTATACAGACTATTGGCAAGGGCGATTTCCGCTAACATAGCCATAACCTCCTGCTATATTCTAGGGTTTCGTAAGGTTTGGTTGAGGGTTGTACTACTAGATATTCGATGGGCTTCTCTGCCACCACAGGTTCGACAATTAAAGCCTTCCCTTCTGGCAGCAAGGAAGTGCTTTGGTGAACTAGGGGCAGTCCAACAGGACTAGACCACATCTATTGAGTAGGTGTGAATGAGAATTGTTGTTCAGGCCAACTTAACCATCCAGTTAGAATAAACTTATCTTTGGTGTATACAGGGTTACCCCTGTGGGTATGAGTGAACATAGCGGGCCATATTACTAAATCCCCTTTCTTAGGCTGTATTCTCAGCTTTTGATATAGGAACTCAGTCTCACCTTCTCCTTCAGGAATATCATTTAGATATAACATCCAAACTAACATGCGCCTCATAGGGTCAGCTTCTTTTTCAAAGTGCTTCGTACCGCCACGCTCAGAGTGGAAAGAATAAAATCCACCACTTCTTTCTGCTTCTGACTTCTGTAGTTGCATACCCTCTAATTCCTGTTTTGGTAATACACTACCTAACTCATCATTGTTGTATATCTCTGCATACTTCATAACCATAGCCGCAGCTTTTTTGTAGTATTTCAGCTTTAATGCTGTAGATTCTGGGCTATCAGTTTCCAATGCTAAGTCCAAACATAATAGAGAATCATTTCTTAATCTCATTAGGTTCATGTCATAGCGACAAACATCCTCATTAGGTGGTCGGCTAAAGTTATCCCAATCACCTATTAAACTTTCACACCATGTGTCTTCTATTACATTGGGGTAAACACTTATAAAATTACGCAAGTTACCTTGGCCCAAGTGTAATTGCAGCCCTTGCTTCGGCTCTTTTAGCTAAAATATCCATAGGTATTGCAGTACCTATTTCAGCCTTTCGTGTGATGTACCAATCTGTATTCACTAGATATTCTCGTGAGTCTAGGTTCAATTGTGCTTCTGCATCAACTTCAACAGCATCAATAAAAGTGTTAACTTCTTCCTTCTGTGCATCTGTTAACTGGACAATTTCGTTTTCTACAATGATTTTTCCCATGTCAATGAGAAAGTCAAACATTAGAGAATTGTATTCAAATGAAAACTCAGGCTTTGTGCTAGATTCTAAAACTGTGTCGCCTCTAAAAATTTGACACTTATTAGTTTCAAATAGTAATGCTCGCATTTACTTTTCCTTTTAAAATTAAGTTGTTATTTGTCGGTTTACGTTCTGGTTTTGATAGGCAGAAGTGTCCACCCAAGAAGAAGTAACCCAAGACCTTTTAATACCACTGCCATTCCAAGCACTGTAAGTATATATCCCGTGTGTGCCGCTAACTCCACCTACACCTGACCACGTTCTATTGTGTCGCCACACGTTATTACGAGTTTGATAGAACGAATACCATTGGTTGGTTCCAGACTAGTTTCTATATTCGTAATTAGTAGTGTTTTGGGTATAGCCACTAGATACCCACACGCTTATTGTGACTACCTTGCTCTTGCCGTGGAACTGGGAGAAGCTGAACTGACCACTTGATGGAAGTCCTGTTACTCCTAAACCAGCCAAGGGGTAATACTCCGACAAAGAATGGGAGCCATTGCCCCCAAACTCTGCCGCTATCTGTGAGAAGCTTATTGCTCCTGAACTTTGTAAAGCCATATCATTCCCCTACCATATCCATAAGAGTTTCAATCTGAACTTGTTGCTCTTTGATTGCTTCAATAAGGAGTCCAACCACGTTTCCATAAGCTACAGACTTAAATCCATCTGCATTATTAAACACAGCTTCTGGTAGAACCTTCTCTAACTCTTGTGCAATGACACCTGTGCTGCGCTCTGCATTCATATCAAAGGTGACACCACGAACATTAAGGACTTTACTTAGCGCATCAGGGATTGTTTCAACGCTGCTTTTGAGGCGTTCATCTGAGTAAGCTGTGATGTTGCCTGTAGCTGTAAAACTACCTGACAAGTTATTACCACTGCTTGATAAGTTCCCAAGACCTACTTCGGATGGACTATTAATGTCACAATTAAACGTAGTACCAGACAGAGTAATTCCTGTGCCACCAGTGTATGTAGTGTTGGTGTCAGGAGCAGCAGCGATAGCCGCAGTTACAAACTCTGTGGTAGCTATTCTAGTAGTGTTGTTTCCAGCAGATTGCGTAGCAGTAGTTGGACTTCCAGCAAGTGCTATATTGTCAACAATATGTTGAGTAGCAATTAAATCATTTGCGATACTGCCAGCATTGATACGTGCAGCAGGAATAATACCAGAGGTAAGACTTGCACCAGATAAATTGGTTAAGTCTGCTGTAGTCCAAGTCATAACTCCCGAACCATCAGAAGTCAGGAACTGACCAGTGTCTCCGTTATTGGGAGGGAATACTAAGGTATAACTTGCAGAAGCAGAGTGAGGTGGAGACTTCAGTTTAATGCCGTGGCTGTTATGCTCACAGTTTAGCTGAATGTATCCGTCTGTAACTCCAGAGGTTCCCTTCGCTTCTAGGCTAGGTACGGATGCTGTAGACACTAGGTTGATGTGCTGTACACCGATTAAGTCATTCGCAATACTACCAGCAGCTATACGGGCAGTAGGAACTGTACCAGAGGTTAAATGTGTGGCAGATAATGAAGTTAGGTCGGGGGCAGGAACTAAAGCTGTTATGTCAGCCGCAGTTCTTGGTATAGCAAAACCACCCACAGTGGAACCATCGTGAACTACGAGGGTATCTTTGGTCGTGTCCACAGTTACTTCACGCACAGCACCAGTGAACGCAGCATGTTCAGCAGTAGTACCGCCTCGTAGTTGTAATCTTTTACTCATGTTTATAGACCTCCAAAGTCTAGCTGTAGGTTAGAACCCGATATGGTTCCTACGTTTGTCATGTTGTTGTTCTGAGCATCTAAAGCACCACCTAATTGTGGCGTTGTGTCAGCTATAAGCGAGGCAATACCAGCAGAAATATTTTCCCAAATAGAGCCTGTGTAATATTTCAAAATGTTAACTGTTGAGTCATACCACAAGTCACCAGCACTTGGCCCAGCAGGGGCAGTTGCAGAGATTTTGTATTCTTCAGAGAACGTATTAATGTCTGCAAGATTAGCAGCGACTGCGTTTACATTGGTTATGGAACCGCCCACCAAGTTCACGTTAGCTATTGAACCAGCAGCTAAGTTTATGTTGGCAGAATTTGATACAGCACTATTAATGTTTGCTTCATTACTTACAGCACTATTAATGTTAGAAGCATTAGCTACAGCACTATTAATGTTAGAAGCGTTTCCAGCAACACTTGTGATGTCTGCTTCATTTCCTACAGCACTATTAATGTTAGACGCATTTCCTACAGCACTATTAATGTTAGACGCATTAGCAACAGCACTATTAATGTTAGACGCATTAGCAACAGCACTATTAATGTTAGCTGCGTTACCCACGGCATCATTAATGTTAGAAGCATTTCCTACAGCACTGTTAATGTTGCTTGAATTACCAGCTACTGAATTCACATTAGCTATATCACCAGCCACAATAACTACATTAGCTATATCACCAGCCACAGTCCTCACTTCAGTAATGCTTTCACCTACAGCAGTGATGTTACTGCCTGTACCTGAAGTTACTGCGGAAGTGATTAGGCCCATGTCCTCAATGTATACAATGTCACCAGCAACAACATCAATGGCTGCTTGGTTAGCTGCTGTCGGTGCGGTAGCTGCCCATGTGTTTGTGCCAGTGCTGTATGCACGTAACTCGTTGTTAGCTGTGTTCCACCATAAGTCACCAGAGTCTAGTGAATCTGTAGGTGCTGTATTGGTTACCCGATACTTATTAGCAAAGCTATTCACACTAGCCATGTTACCAACTAAGGTGTTTATGTTAGCTGTGTTGTTTGCAATAGCAGTTACGTTAGCATCGTTATTTGCAACAGTAGTTACATCACCACTAATATCAGCAAGAGTAGAAATATCAGAACCATTACCAACAAGTGCGTCAATGTCACTAATCGCTGCAAACACGTTATTTATATTAGTCTGGTTGTTTGCAACAGCAGTTACATTAGCTGATATATCTGCAACAGTAGTTACATTAGCTTGAATAGCAGCTAGGGTATTCATGTCAGAAACTACATCAGTAGTTCCTAGAATTACCATATCAGCAACAGCAGAGGCTGCACCTAGCAATCCAATCTCAGTAGCTTTAGCAGCCACAACTCCAATGTCTGTTGCATCATTTGATACAGCAGTAACATCAGCACTAATTCCAGACACAGTATTGATGTGTACTTGCTCAGTGTTAGTAGGCTTTAGTGTTTCCCATACAGAACCTGTCCAAGCGTACATACGAGATGATGCGCTGTTCCAATATAAAGTGCCCGTTGCTAGAGCATCGTTATCATTATCAACAGTGGGTGCTGTGGCAAAAGAGCCTAAGAACCTATCATCGAATGCGTCTAGGCTTGCGGCTGCATTAGTCTCACTGGTGCTTGCAGCATTCTGTGAAGCCAAAGCTTCTTCAGCTTTAGTGGTAGCAATAGCTGCTTTATCTGTAGAGATTACAGACTTTGCTGTGGATATTACTTCACTTGCTAGGGACTCAGCAGCTTTAGTAGTTGATATAACAGCTTGTGCTGTAGAGATTACCTTAGATGCTTCTGAGGCGTTCTGTGATACCAATGCAGCGTTTTGTGATACCAGTGCAGCAGCCTGTGCAGCGTCTGCAAGAGCAAGCTGAGAGGTCATCCCAGACTCCGCCCAGGATTTGGTAACAGCGTCTTTCGCGTCTACAGGGTCTGCTAGGTTTTTAAGCAGTCTACTGCCTACATTAAACGTGTTGTTAAAGTCTAAAGGTATTGTAGATGCTGACGCATCAAATGCTTCTTGGGATAGGTTAAACAGTTGGTCACTGTCCGCATCAAGAGCAGCTTCATTCAGTACAGAGCCATCTTGGAAATCAACAACACGCGCTGTGCGTGATGATGTTCTACGGACTTCTACGAATGCGCCAAATGTTGGTGCTGTTGTAAGCTGAACTCTACTTGAGTCTAGCCATGTAAATGTGACAGCAACATTATCAACTTTAACACCTACTTCTGATTGTTGAAGGTAGGAAAATGTTAAGTTAAATATTCTATTGCTCCCGTCACCTGTGTATGTCACAAAGGATAAGGCCATTATAATTCTCTATGTTTAAATAAGGGGGGATAAAAGAAACCCCTCGACTGAGGGGCTTGGTATGGTTAGTTAACGTGCGTATTTAACTTCACGCTTCTTATCGTCAAGAACATCATAAAGTTCTCTGAACGCATCGGACTCATCAAGCAGCCTACTCTTGGCTTTCTTTCTGTATTTTTTAATAATGTCCGACAAGATTCCGATATGAGGTGAGTCAACATCAAGGTAAGGTGATTTAGGTTTATTCTGGTAATGGTCAGAAGTTATTTTATCGTACAAAGCTTCTTCAAGAGTCTTGCCTCTTATAGTAACTTCACCTATAAACCTGTTGTACTTTGCGTACACAGATTCAGTTTCATTCCTGTCATAAACCTCACGATAATCTTTGCGACCTGCACTTAGATTCCTTGGTGGCGGACCTAACAATCCATCTTTATCTTGCACAACTCGCAAGTCATAGATTTCTGTCATAACAGTTTGCGCTACACTTGATTCATCTGCACGAACATTAGGTTGCTTAAATAGATTCCACCCATCATTAGGCTTCAACATAGGCTGACCTGTAATGTCATACTGCGCCCCAAGTTCTTGGGACCATCCATCTATCTTACGCTGAACCTTCTCTAGTAAGTCCGTAGCCTCACGAACATTAGGGTCAGAGTTCATCTGGTTCAGTGCGTTAGGAATGAAGGATGTGCCTATAGCTTGTATTGTGGACATTAGCATATCGTCCTCACCTGACATCAACTTCATCCAATCACTTATAGCAGTAAAGTAGGCTTTGTTTAGTATGCTTTGAACTAAAGCAACTTGCACAGCCTCGATAACATGAGCAGTTCCATCTTGAAATTTCTCTGGGTCCATCTTCCAGATGTAATGAGAGTTAGCCATAACACCCATGACAGTAGAGAAAGGTTCAATCTTTGCATAAGGAATCCACTCACCAGCAATCTTAACTGAGTAGGGTTTATTCCCTGCCTGTATCCAAGCTTTCTGCATCTTGTAGTCACTAGGACCACCCCCAGTTAATTCACCAGAGTCAGCCTTAAACCATAAGTATGTACCTGCCATTGCTCCAACTTTCTTACGCATGCGTAGTTTAGCTATCTGCACTTCATCACCTGACCTAAGTATTGCATCTTGCTTTTGAGATATAAGTCTCATAACAGGAATGCCAAATATAGATTCAGGTATAGGTGCGTACTGCATTGCATAGGAAATAGAGTTAACTGGCGCGCGTCTAAATGGAAGGATAAGCGCACCTAATCCACCAGCACCTCCAGCTATTCCATTAACTGCACTACCTACAAAACCAACAAGTTCTTCAGTGAAAGTCTCCATGCGTATCTCACGCATAATAGCTTCACCTAACTTTGCATCAGCCTTTCCTTGGGGTGTACCAGTATCATCAAGTGTTCTAACTGCACCATGCTCATCAAACATTCTAGCAATGTGTTGCTGTATAAATAACTCAGCTTCAGCACTACCTTCTTTAAATGCAACCTTTCCTTGTTCAGCAGCTTTCATCTCTAATTTCTTAGCTTCAACTACTGCGTCAGCAAATGCTAAAGAATGAGCGCGTGTGAATTTATGTTGTTCATCCAATGCCATAAGCACAGTGTGTGCGTAGCCTGTGATGTTCTCATAAATAATACGCTTCTTAGACTTACCTTTGTTGCCTCTAAGGTTTGCACTAGACTCCATGTGAGTTACGTTAGGGTCAGTAAGATGAACGCCAAGCCTTACAGCTTTCATTGCTTCTTTCCAACCTTGCAAGTAATACTGCATGTTGCCAGAGTATTGTGCTAATGCTCTAGCACGGGCTAACTTATCAGCACCCTGTGATGCCCTTGATGCCTTGGTCAATCCAAAGTTATGTCGGCTTGCATATTCAAGTGCAGGCTCATACATCATATGGAGATGGTTAGACACAGCAGCCATTGTCATGGTGGTTAATCCACCCAACATTGAACCAGCACGGACGCGGTTTATCTCAGCGATAACACGCTTAACTCTAGAGGGAACTAAAGCCTCTTTAGCTGTTCTAGGGTTCTTAATCCTTCCGCTTTCAATGCCATCTATAATAGAGTTAACCAAAGCCTTGATAACAAAAGGACCATTACCATTAGCTATAGCTTCTATTGCATTTGCATCTAGTTCAGGTAGTAACACTTCAGCTTCAGCTTCCGCAATTGCTTCCTCTGCACTCTGCTTACCAGCAACCTGTGCATCTGGGTCCATACCACCACGAATTAAACTATCGTCTGATATAGCCATAGCCCTTCTTGAGCCTAGGACTCTGGAAGCACCTGCAGATTGGTCGATGGTTAGGGGAACAAGTTGGTTAATCATTTGAACTGCTTTAACTAACTCACCCTGTTCAGCACCACTAAGACCCTTGTCTTTTTTATACTTGTAAGCAAGCTCTTTCATTGTTTCAAATGTCCAAACATGCAAATCACGGGTAGCTTTAATGCGGTTTACAATAGCAGCCATTTCAACTACGTCACCCCTAAGACTCTTCACAATTTCAGTGAAGTCTCCACCTGTAACTTCCGCCAATTCTTTAGCAGCTTTCTTACCTTCCTCTGTTACTTCATCCAGAGTTTTAGTTTCAAGTGGGTTCATCTTTCGATGTTGTTCAGAACGCTCTAGAACTAAGTTCTTAGTGTCCTGTGCTGTCTTCATTCGGTTGATGTTGTAGGGCATTGCCTTAGTGTTAGATTCATCGTACATCTTAGGCTTTTCATCTAGTGCTTTACTTTCACCTTTAGGTCGCCTAGGCTTTTTAGTTGGTTCAAACTTAGCATTTACTACTAGGTCACCATCTAAATCAGAGTCTTTGTTTTTAGCAGACTCTTTTATTTCAGCCTTGACGGAAGCACCCATCTCTTTTATTTCTTCAACTGATTTATTAGGGAACACACCGCGCAAGAAACGCATGTACTCAATGTGAGATTTAGACTCACCTTTACCAGCTATAATATAGAGTGCTTTATCAACATCACTTTCAAACTTAACATCGTAAGAATCCTGACCATAGTTATAGCGAGGCTTTGCACCTGCTAATCCTTTGGGCATTACTGTTGTTGGTTTGACTTCCTCTACTAACTGCTCAAAGTCTTCTATATTCTTAGACCTTTTTGCAGATGCAGATGCTAGTTCTTGAGCATAGTCTTCCTCAATGTTACGAGATAGAAATGCCAAATCATCTTCAGGAATGTCATCACCCAACTCACCAACCATCTCATCAAAGTAATCATCATCAGACACTGTGTCTAAGTCATCAATGAATTCATCGGTTTCATCAACCTGTGTTGGTGCAGCCTCAATGACTTCATCAGCAGATTCATCACCAAGTTCAACAACCTCATCAGCTACAGGTGTGGCTTCATCAACAACCTCGTCAACAACCTCATCAGCATTCTTAGATAAACCTTTGGATGCACCACGGAGAGTGAGTGCTGTTAGTCCACCAATAATTATATAACCACCAGCCGCACCAGCCGCAGTGTAGGCTGCTGTTTCTACATAGTCATAGTTATCTCGCTGACCTGTATCAACATCTATCTTTTGGTTGAGTAGGTTGTCAGCACCCATGTAAGCACCAACCTCAATAGCGCCTACTGTGCCTGCACCTTTTGTCGTTTTAAGAAGTGAACGGACTAATGCACCTGCTGCAGGTTTTAAAGCAATCTTAGAGAGTGTATTAAGAACAAAGCCCAAGCCTACATAAGTAGTCATGTCAGTGGCTAAACCTTCAGCAGCACGACCAGTAGTCTTCCATGAAGTGGGTAGGTCCTCATAGTTAGCCATTAGGCGGACAAGAGCCTGCTGTTCTTCATCTGACCAATCACCAACACTAAACGCTAGCTCACCTGTCTTAACCATGTTCCAACGTGTAGTGCCTAACCAATCTAAACTTTCGCGTGTGAAATCACCATCGCTTAATGATTGGATATGCTGTGCTTGGTAATCAGCTTCAGAAGCTTTCTCAGAACCCAGAGTTGCCTGAATGCTCTCTATACTACGAGCAGGCATTCCTTGTGCCATTTCTGCAGCAATGTGTTGACCTTGAGTTTCAGACTGACGCTTTGGTGCTTTAATAAACTTACTGGCTAACACCCTAGAATCAGATATAGACTGAGCATCAGCGTGGAAAGTTTCCTCGTTGTAAACAGTTGCAGTATTTTCTTTAGGTGTTGTGTAAGGTGAACGATAGGTGCTTTCTAATTCAGGAACATCACCGACTTCTTCTTCTTTTTTCTTAGGACCAATATATGGTGATACATAATTAGGGTCATACTTGGTTGTTGTTGTAGCCATTGTTTACTCCGTAAGGCTGGCCTTATAAGTTGATAGCCTTAAAGGAGGGCCATATTCTTTATAGTAACGGGCGAATGCGCCATCACCGAATTGTAAATCAAACATTTCTGCGTTGGTCTTTCCTACTAGGAGTTCTTCTTCTAAAGATTTAGCTTCCTCTAAAGTAAATTCCTTTGCTGGATTAAACAAAGCAGCCCTTCTCATGACATCTTCGATATTGGCATGAATTATGTCGGTAGGTAACTCACCAGACCAATGCGTCAAACCAGATGTTCCTATTGTCGAGTCGATAAGATAGTCTGCGGCTTCGCCTCCCATGTTTAGTTTGCCATCTCCTTCATTACTATTTTCAGAAGTCTTTATTGCTGCATTTACACCAAGCTTGTAGTCCTTGTAAGCAACATCTTCTTCTGCTCTTTCAGCAACTAACTCACTGTAATTAGCGTCCATGACATTCTTTACATGTTCCGACATTCTTTGCATTTGCGTAGTAGAAGGAGCCACTGCACCCTCTTCTTCATAATGCTGGTCTATAAGCTTATTAAATTCATCATTCCATTTACCAGTAAGCTCTGCTTTTAAAGCAAGTCCACCTCTGTCAAATTCATCTTCCATTTTAACAATGCTTGAAACCCATAAACCTCTGGGCTGTGTGTTTAGCAGGTTGTTAATTAATGGAGCAGCTTGCTCAATTCCTTTCAGCATGGCTTGCACTTCTTTTAATCTAGAAGGATGAATGTCTTCGTTAGCAACTGCTTTCATTAATTCAGCGTATGAAGCAACAATATTTGGGTTTTGACGATTTGACATAAGTGCTGTAGAGAAACTAATAAATGCCATCTCTTGTGGCTTACTCTCTGTTCCACCTGTGAGTTTATTAACAGCAGTCATGGTTGCCTGTATCTTTTCAGGAGTCATGTCAGCGTTGTCAACTAGGTATTGAATTGTCTCTGGAGTAAGTTGAGTCACTCTGTCTTCAGTTTCAGTTAATGAAGTTATAAAGTCTGAGTATGCGCCCTTTGCTGCTTTTGCTTGTGCTGCTTTTTGTGCAGCAGCGTCAGCAATTGCCTTACTGTTAATCTTAGAATCTGCAGCGTATTCTGCCTGTTGAATTGCTTCAAATGCTTCAGGCCTTAACTCGCCATTCTTTCCTTTTGCATACCTTACTAGCTTTGCCATGTGGAGATACCTTTCAGCATTCTCAGGTTCATTACCAGCAGCCATTGCAAGTAATGAATTAAACACAGCTTTGTTAGCCTCTCCCTTTGTTAGGTGAGTTGTTTGTGATATTTCAACAGCTAATGAATCCATATCTTTAATGCGGTCAGGTAATGGTTGAGATGGTAATGTTCCACCCATTCCATCAGTGCGACTGTTCGCTAGCTTCTGATGGACAATGCCATCCACACGCATTGACAGGTTTTCCATTGTTTCATCTCTGGCTCTTTTATCAATGTACTCCATGTGTCTTTTCTGCATGTCAAGCTTGGCATTCACAAGAGTTTCACTTGCGCCAGCCATTAAGAACTGACTACCGCCACCATCGTTAATCTTAGATAATACTCCACCATACAGCCCATCAAGAAAAGGCTCTATGTCAGTGCCCATATCATTAGAACCTAAAAGGAATTCCTGATAGGCAGATTCCATTTCTGGTAATGAGTCAAGGGCATATCTCAATCCACGTTGCTCAAACCTGTAGGCAACTGCATCAGGCCGTGTGCTTGCAAATCCTACTCTGCTATGAAGGTCTTCTGGGCCTTTGCCTAAAGCTTCAGTTACTGCATTAATCTCTGCATTCTTTATAGCGCGGTCATTGTCTGTTTTGTCTATAGACTGAAGAAGCTTACCAATAGCGTCTGCATTCTTTTGAACTTCTGGACGAACATATGTGTCCATTGCTCTTGCTTGTGGGCGCAGAGCAGTTACCTGTAATTGTTGTCTAGCCATTAGGG